GCCAGCGTGTAGAACTGTCTAGTTTCGTAACCGCTCTTTGGAGCGTCTGCTTGTGCCTGGGCCACCACTTGATTGTTGATTTGTATTTCTTTGTTGTAAGTGCTTAACAAATCACGCAATGTGGTGTTGGCTACTGGATCGCCGTTGGCATCTTTTGCCTGTTCATTGAATATGCTGGCAAATTTCTGGTTGTCTGTGATACGCTTGATTCGTAATCTAAATAGATGCGGGAACCATGTGACACTAAAACCCTCGCTGGCACGACCCACATCTTCTATCACATAGTATCTTGGTAAACTGAAATCAAAATCATTAAGCGCAAAATCATCTCGCAGATGCGGTAGTTCTATTACATCTCCGCTGATAGGTTTACGACCAACATATTTTACAAAATCATTTATATGCACAGTCATGTATAGAGTATCGTTGTCTATAAACAGGCCAAACTGACTTAGATTAAAGTCGATATTTTGTACATTATAAATGCCACGGATTCTATAGATTTGTGTGTCGTATGTGCTGTCACGATTTTCTAAAAAAAGCAAGTCTTGAATATTACCCACACTGGTATTAGCATATACTGGACGATCTGCTATGTTAGCTTCTGTATTATTTGCACCTAAATATTTGTGAATATATACGTCTGTTCCGCCAGCCTGAAACATCTCGCTGGCTTGACGATCTATAAACTTATAGTCGTTACTTTTCTCTAGTCTATATAGGGATAATCTTGGCATATGATATTTATCGCCAGCTAAATATACTAGGAGAACAAAAACATGGATGATTTAGCACCGTCAGTAGCGTCAAATTCGACAGCAGAACGCAACAAAGTATTTGATTATATCAGAACTATGTTGGGCGATGGCATGATTGAAGTTGAGCTAGATCCTATACATTACGAAACAGCACTAGATCGTGCGTTAAATCGCTTTAGACAACGCAGTCCAAATGCTGTGGAAGAAAGCTATTTGTTCTTGGAATTAATACAGGATCAAAATGAATACAGATTACCCGATGAAGTTATTACAGTGCGTCAAGTATTCCGTCGCGCTATTGGGTCTCGTAGCGGTATTGGTGCTGGCGGCAGTTTGTTCGAACCCTTCAACTTGGCATATACAAATACATATTTGATGTCAGGTAGTATGATGGGCGGACTTGCAACTTATGATGCATTTGCAGGCTATCAAAAATTAGTAGGACGTATGTTTGGTAGTTACATAGAATTTCTATGGAAGCCCACCAGCCATTTACTAGATATTTTACAACGACCATTTGCACAGGGCGAACAAATCTTAATACAGAGTTATAATTTTCGTCCTGACTGGGTGTTACTGCAAGATGTTTACGCTAAACAATGGCTCAAAGATTATGCACTTGCCACAGCTAAAGAAATGTTGGGAGAAGCTCGCAGTAAATTCGGCAGTATCGCCGGCCCTGGCAGTGCTATCACATTGAACGGCACTGCACTAAAGAGTGAATCCAAAGACGCATTGGAAAAACTAGATAAAGAATTAGAGAATCTCGTGTCCGGCGGCACCGGATATTACATGGTAATTGGCTAAAAATAATTTGACCTTGTAACAAAACTGTTATATACTAGCACTACATTAAGAGGTGCTATATGATCATAGGTGTGTGCGGTTTTATTGGTTCTGGCAAAGACACTGTTGCCGATTATCTCACTAACTTTCACGGATTTAGACGAGAATCGTTTGCCAACAGTCTTAAAGATGCAGTGAGTGCGGTATTTGGTTGGGATCGTACCATGCTGGAAGGTCGTACAAAACAGGCTCGTGAATGGCGTGAACAGGTAGATCCTTGGTGGGCGGAACGACTGGGCATGCCACATTTAACCCCCCGCTGGATCTTGCAATACTGGGGCACAGAAGTTTGCCGTCAGGGATTCCACGATGACATGTGGATTGCGGCACTGGAAAACAAACTGCGTACAAGTACAGATAATATTGTTATTTCTGATTGTCGTTTCCCAAATGAAATTAAATCAATCAAAAGTGCAGGCGGCCAGATTGTGTGTGTGGAACGTGGCATGCGGCCGCACTGGTATGATATTGCTTTGCAGGCAAATCGAGGCAGCGCCAATGCCCGGGATTGGTTAAAAACTGAAATGATCCATGCAAGTGAAACCAGTTGGGTTGGTACTAATTTTGATGCGGTTCTGGATAATAACGGCACTATCGAAGACTTGTTTTCGCAAGTCAAAGATCTGGTACAAGATCCCCTTGTCGCCATTGGTGCCCTTCTCGATGAAGAACCCGTTGACAGTTGGCGCACACTGTCTTTAAGTTAGTGTGTTTGCAATTATTTAAATCACCGTCCACATGAAATACTGCAAAGATATCTAGGTACGGTGATTTATATCCACATTTGTCGCAGGAATTTTTGATTCGATAGCCGGCTTTTAACCACCTGGGAACTTTGACTCCGCGTAAACAATGCCCACACTGAGTTCTATAGTAGGGTTTTTTGTTTTTATAATAGTTAATGGCTACTGGATGTAGTCCGCACAAGCACAAAGGTCGCATACGATTATTTAAGCCTTTTTGCCACCTTTTCTCGAGGCTATTACAGCTACAAATTAATCAAAAGCCATAAATACATGAACAACATGTCATCATGGAGATCATACAATGGCCATACTTCAGTCACCAGGCGTTAGCGTAACAGTAGTAGACGAAAGTTTCTACACACCAGCCGCGCCAGGCACCGTACCTTTAATCGTAATTGCTACAGAATCAAATAAACAAAATGCTGCCGGCACAGGTATTGCACCGGGCACATTGGCAGCCAATGCAGGAACAGTTTATTTGCTAACAAGTCAAATGGATCTGGGAGCCACTTTTGGTATTCCTATGTTCCAGACTGATGCAGAAAATAACCCTGTACATGCAAGTGAAGTTAATGAATACGGATTACAAGCCGCTTACAGTTTTCTAGGAGTCAGTAATCAAGCATATGTAGTACGTGCTAATGTTGATCTAGGACAACTAACAGGCAGTGGCACAATTCCAGCAGGCAGTCCAGTAGACGGAACATATTGGTGGGATACTGCAACAACCAGCTTTGGCGTATTTCAGTACTCCGCTGGCGGCGATCCATCGAACACAGCATTCTATGTAAAAACAGTCAACACAATTACCAATGTGGCTTACACAACAGGATCGGGCACTTATTCTCCGCTGGGCAGTTATGGCCAAGCAGGCGATTATGCTGTAGTGGCCCTGGGTTCCACATTGCCTACCAATACCTTGTGGTTTAAAAAATACAATACACTGAGCGATGGTACTGCTGGTAGCACTGCCGGCAACAACGTTTCATGGGTAGCAGTAGGTTCAACAGCATGGACATCTGGCTGGCCAACAGCAATTGGTACAGTGGCAGGTGTAAGTTTTATCACAAGCGATACCTTGGTTATTAACGGGTACACAGTAACAGGCGCAACCACTTACGGTGGCCTAGTAACTGCAATTGGCTCAAACGTAACTGGCGTCACAGCCAGTATACAAAACGGTTTGTTGAATTTGTATTCAACTGGTGTTGATATCGTTATCAGTGGTACGCTAACCAGTGGTGCAAAAACAATCATAGCTCCTGGCACATACAAAGCTCCGGCGCTATCAATCAGCCCACACTACACTGTCCCACAATACAGTACCTATTTGAATTCCAGCACAGTGGCAGGTTATCCAACAGGCAGTTTGTGGATCAAGACAACCACTGTAAATCAAGGTGCCAACTGGGACATTGAAAAATACAATGCTACCACAAGTACATGGATTCGTCAAACAGTTAGTCAGTTGTATGCAAACAATCAATCAGCAATGGCTGCGTTGGACGTAAGCGGCGGCGGAATCAACATTCCGGTAGGACAAGTTTATATCAAGTTTAATGATACAGAAGCAAGTCCCACACAGGCTAATTTTAAGATCTATCAACGTCAAGTAACTGGGGCCACAGTAACTACATCAGCCATCATTACTTCAGGAACATTGACCAGTGGCTCAAATACATTCCAGATCACCAGCAGTCAAACCGGTAGCAGTTCATTACCATCACTGGTAACTGTGACATTCACAGCGGCTGGTACCACAGCAGATGCTAACACATTGGCTTCAGCTATCAATGCTCAAACTGTGGGATTGGTCAATATCAAAGCATCAGTGACCAGCAGTAACCAAGTGACGTTGCAACACATCTACGGCGGCGATATCAGATTGGTAGACGGTACTAATACTCCAATCACTAAACTATTCAACATAACAACAAGTGCAAACTTTGATCCAGATCCAACAAGCAATGGCAGCGATGGTAAATTCATTGTCACAGCATGGAATTGGGTGAATGGCAGCAATGTAAGTTTGGTCACTCCAAGTGCCACTGCACCAACTACCAATCCAACCAATGGTACATTATGGTACAACACCAATATTGATGTTGATATCATGGTAAATGATGGCACACGTTGGAGAGGTTATTTGACCTCTGAAGGCAAGGCCGTGGTAAATCCCGGTGTTGGTTTTGCCAGCGGTACCACAAGTACAGATCCAAATGGTCCTATCATATCTGCTACAGAACCCACTGTTCGTAGCGATGGCCTGGGATTAAATCACGGTGATATTTGGGTCAGCACAGCAGATTTAAGCAAGTTTCCAACAATTTACAAATACAATTTTTTAACTAAAAAATGGAGACTGATTGATGTAACGGATCAAACTGGCAGTTTGGGTATGTTGTTTGCAGATGCACGTTGGAGTGACAACAGTGCGAATTCAGGAGTCAGTACAGGCGCAGGCACACCAGGCACCATTGTCAGCTTGTCCGCCAGCAATTATGTAGACTTTGACGCACCAGATCCAACTGTGTATCCAAAAGGCATACTGTTGTATAACCTACGTCGTAGCGGTTTTAATGTCAAGAAATATGTAACAGGATATGTAAATACCAATGCATACAATACCAGAGTAACAGGTAGTCCGTTGATGACTAACTACAATCCGGATCGTTGGGTCACTAACTCTCCTAACAGTTACAAAGGTGTTGGACAGTTTGGTGCAAATGCTCAACGTGCAGTTGTTGTTCAAGCATTAAATGCATTGATTCAAAGTAACGATCAAATTCGCGACGAAGACAGCAGAGTATTCAACTTGCTAAGTTGCCCAGGGTATTTAGAAACTACTCCAGCACTGGTTGGATTGAACACAGATCGTGGACTGTTATCGTTTATCGTAGCAGATGCTCCAGCACATTTGACTCCAGATGCAACATCATTGAGTAACTGGGGCAACAACGTAAACAAAGCAACTGTGGATGGTCCAGACGGGCTTATTGAAAATCATGCATACTCAGCAGTTTACTATCCATGGGGCTACACAACTGACCTAATGGGCAACAACATTGTTGTTCCCCCAAGCCATATCATGTTACGCACAATCGCACTCAGCGACAATGTGAGTTACCCATGGTTTGCACCAGCTGGTGTACGTCGTGGCGGAGTTACAAATGCCAGTAGTGTTGGCTATGTCAACGCCGCAACAGGTGAATTTGAAACTGTGGCATTGAATGCCGGACAGCGCGACACATTGTCAGCGGTACATGTGAACCCAATCACATATATTGGCGGTGTTGGTTTAGTAGCATACGGACAAAAGACTCGACAACTGGTAGCTAGTTCGTTGGATCGTATCAACGTGGCACGTTTGGTAATTTACTTGCGTTATCAACTGAACACAATTTCCAAGCCGTTTATATTTGAACCCAACGATACGATTACTCGTAACACAATTAAACAACAGATTGAAAAACTATTGCTTAACCTAACAGCAGAACGTGCTCTATATGACTTCTTAGTTGTATGTGACAGTTCAAACAACACACCAAGCAGAATTGATGCTAATGAGCTACATGTAGATATAGCCATTGAACCAGTTAAAGCTGTGGAATTCATCTATATTCCACTACGTTTAGAAAATACTGGCGCAATCAAAGGTCTGAGCAAATAATAGGAGATTATAATGGCAATTGCGGCACTATCAAACTTTACGGTACCACTAGCTTCGGATCAAAGCGCAAGTTCACAGGGCATGTTGATGCCCAAGTTGAAATATCGTTTTAGAATTTCATTTGAAAACTTCGGAGTAAGTACACCAACAACAGAATTGACCAAACAGGTTGCAGAAGCGGCTCGTCCAAAAGTTGAATTTGAAAATCAAACCATTGACATTTACAACAGCAAAGTATACTTTGCCGGTAAACCCAAGTGGAGTCCAATCGCAATCAAATTGCGTGACGATGTAACCAATGCTGTTAGCAAATTGGTTGGTGAACAGAATCAGAAACAGTTTGACTTCTTTGAACAGAGTTCAGCGGCTTCAGCTGGTGATTACAAGTTTACCATGCGTATTGAAATCCTAGACGGTGGCAACGGCACCAGCACTCCTAACGTTCTTGAAACTTGGATCTGTTATGGTTGCTATATCCAGAGCACCAACTGGAACGATTTGAAGTATAGCGAGCAAGGTCCAGTATTGATTGATTTGAGCATTCAATTTGACAATGCTGTACAAGCACCAAGCGAATTGGCTATCGGTAGTCCAACATCAGTTCAGACTAATCGCGGCAATAACACCAACGCATTGGGCGGTTAATATTTAATAAGCCTACGAAAGTAGGCTTTTTAATGGTTGCTCATTAACTACGTACTTTATATATTAAATAAATAATAGTATGTCCTTCACCTCTAACCCCAATTTAAAACATGATCCTGCACTTAATTTCCGAGATCAGCGCCATGCCAGTAGGCTGTTTACAGCAGATCAGTTTAGGCTTGCACCCAAACAAAATTTCCTATTTCATGTGGCATTTGGCATCAACAAGGCGGCACTGATAAATTCAGAACTGGTACAGCGATACGGCAATGAAATTAACATGCTGGTGAAGAGTGCAGACTTACCAAACATCACACTAAAAGTAGATACTGTGCATCAGTACAACAGAAAAAAGAATGTGCAATACATAAGTGAATTTACAGATTTGAGTATCAAGTTCCATGACGACAATATGGGATTGATTAATCATCTTTGGCAAAATTACTACACTTACTATTATGCAGATCCGAGATCTGCCACAGTCAATGGATCATACACTAGAAATGCTACAAAAAACAGTAATTTTATTCCAACAGCATACGGCTTGGATAATAAAAGCACACGACCATTCTTTGATTACATAAAAATATATCAAATGGCTCGCCATGAATATGTTGAATATTTTTTGCATAATCCAATCATTACCAACTGGAATCACAACAAACTGGATTACAGTCAGGGTAATACTCCGCATGATTTTGATATGAAAATAAAATACGAAGCAGTGAGCTATAGTCAAGGCAGTGTTAACGCTCAAAACGATGCTCCTGAAGGATTTGGCCAAACACATTATGATTTCACGCCCAGTCCGCTAAGTGGCATCAATCCTGATCCCAGTACAATAAGTCCCAGCTTTGTAGCGGCATTGGATATTGAAACTATTGCTCCTGGAATTATTAACAATGTGATAAAGCAAATCAATACAGCACAGAACACAAAACAATCTTCAGCACCGCCATCAGCTAATCTAACAACTTCAGCCAATACTCAAAGCACTGGCGGATTGCAAGGATATGCATTTCCGCAAAGTAGTAATACAAACAAGGCCACATAATGATGATTAATAACTTACCTAATACTACTAACGGTCCAGTTGCAGTCAAACAGTTTTTTGACAATTATTTTACAGGGACCGTTACATTTCCTGCAAATCAGATTGATGCCACCACTGCATTCTTTACCAAACGAGGATTTGATAAAGTCAGCGCCGCAAGCACTGCAATTATTTTACTTAACCAAGCCAAAGCAGAAAGTGTCAGTGTGTTCACATTGTTAGACAAGTTTAAAAGTCTTACCGATGTACAACTCAATCAAATTATTGTACAAGTGTTGAACGCATACAGAGAAAAAACCAGTTTACTAGGTTATAGAACTGCCATGCAAACTGATACATTTGAAGCTCGTAATATTTTAGTGTAATGGCCAGCAAATTTGCACGTGGTAAGTTTACCATGACAACTCCTGAAAAATATGTAGGTACCAAGATGCCCACATATCGCAGTAGTTGGGAACTCACATTCATGAGATTCTGCGATACAAATCCCAGTATCTTAAAATGGGCCAGCGAAGCAATACAAATTCCCTACAAAGATCCCTTGACTGGCAAGAGCACAGTGTATGTGCCTGATTTTTTTATACAGTACGTGGACAAGCAAGGACGCATGCTGACAGAACTGATAGAAATAAAACCCAGCAGTCAGCAGATACTGGAGCGGGTGGGCAAGAACAAATTCAATCAAATGCAGTTTGTCAAGAATCAAGCCAAATGGGCTGCCGCTGGTGCCTGGTGCAAACAGCAAGGATTGCGATTCAGAATACTGAATGAAAATGATATATTCCATGTTTGATCTGGATAAGTAATTGTATGACTAAAAAACTAGAGGAAGTGTTGAATCTTCCAGAAAACAAAAAGATCATCAAGGACGAAGAAAAGCGTCAAGTAAAAGCTGAAGTTGCACAGCCATTTCTTCGTGATATGCAAGAGTTTGATAAAATATCAGCCGCACTACCGCAAGTCAAAGGCTTGGGCGATTTGGGCGATAGCGAACTGGATGCCTTGGCACAAAAAGCTCAGGACGCTTATGAAGACATAATGGATCTTGGTATGAATGTGGAAGCCAGATACAGCGGCAGATTGTTTGAAGTGGCTGCCAGCATGCTGGGTCATGCTATACAAGCCAAAACTGCCAAACTGGATAAGAAATTAAAAATGGTTGATTTACAGCTGAAAAAGCAGAAAATTGACCAAGACGCTATGGGCATCGACGACAGTGTGACACTTCAGGGCGAAGGTGTAATTGTTACAGATCGCAATAGCCTATTAGAAAAATTAAAGAATTTAAAATAAATACATGACTAGGATCCTAACATGAAATCATTTACCGAATACTTAACAGAGAGTAAAAAAGTTTACCAATTCAAGGTAAAAATTGCTGGCGAACACCCCAACAATGCAGTTGAACAACTTAAAGGGTCTTTGGACCAATTCCATGTTAGTAGCGTTAGCAAAGGCGGCACTACACCAATTCAAGAACGTCACAGTGAATTTCCAGAGCATGCTAACATCGGTATGACCATTTATGACGTGACTACAGATTATCCAGCAACTGCCATGCAAATTCGTGATATGGTTGCAACTGGACTAGGTATTACACACAGCCACGTGGTTGTGCGTAACATGGCAGAAGAACGTGAATACGAAATTAATCACGAACATGATGATCGCACACATACTGCCTTAGTGGGTACAACACAATCACCTAGCAATCATGGCGACATGATCAACGACACATACAAATATAATTTGCTTAAAGAACTAGGCAAAGAAAAACATTCCATGACGCAGGTCAAAGGATTTAATGACCAAATTTTAGCCAAGAGTGCTCCGGGGCCGGCTAAAGAATATGGCAAGAACAAAACAACAACTAAAAAATCTGGGACTATAAGTGCTATTGGCACCAAACAGAATAAAATCCCTGATCCAATGAAGGGAGCAAAATAATGCAGTTATACGATTTGATAGCAAAATTAAAAACAATTGAAGAAGATACTGCTAGTATCGGCGGAACTACAGTTCAGGATCCAAGAAATCCAGATATGATTACTTGGACCGATCTATTACAAAAGGGAATGTCCAACCAGATGATTCAAGCCAAATACCCAGGTTTAGATCCTAAACAAGGTTTAGTTTCTATTTGGCGACTACAGCAACAAGTTAATAAAACATATCCAGATATTAAATTTCGTCGTACCGACGGGAGTGTGGGGTTTGATGGCCGCAATGGTCCAGATACGATTGCACAATTTGAAAAAGCTCTCAAGTACGAAGAGATGAAAAAACAACAAGCCGGCGACACGCTGGCCGCACAAACTCCAGACAATTATAATAGCGGCTATAATTTAGTTGACAACTTAAAAAAATGGGTAAGTGCAAATGTCATTGCTCCAATAACTGGTGCTAGCGATGCATATAATGATGCGTCTAGGCGTGTTCCACACCCGCAGACTGCCAATAATTCACCTATGGAAAGTATTCATAGTTTAGCAGAAAAAATGCGTAGATTAGATGAAGGTTTGGAAATTATGCCTATGATGCCAGGACATTCAGACCATCAACCCGACAATGTGTCCATGAGTATCAATGTCAACGGTCAAGGCGAAGGCGGCATCCGTAGCATTATGAATATTCTACGCGACATAGAAGGCAATAACAGTCACGGCGCACCAAGTCACGAACATGATCCAAAAGAGCCGCTAATTGGCGACATGGTAAAAGACATGCACGATGATATTGATAATGATAACGGCGAAGAAAGTCCACTATCAGATGCTCCAGAAGAAGAAATGGAAGAAGGTAACGAGAATGACGATGCAGAAATATGGGCAAATAGTGCTCACGGTGATGCGGGGCATCATACGCACGGAGTTGATGCAGTCACATTCAGCGGTGATGACATGAACAGCAAAGGTAAGATTAGTCCAGTAAGTCGCGCACCAGGTACCAACCCATTACGTGAACCAAGTAATTTTGATGAATCATTAGTTCGTAGATTGCAAGAGCACTACGAACAAATTAAAAACAATTAAGTTTCGTCGCAGTTAGCACTCTGTAACCAGTGCCAAATAGACCCTCCGGGGTCTATTTTTTTGATTAAATAAACATATGGCCAAATCACTAGACGGCGTCTTAACCAAAAAGGCGCACAGCAAAGAAAAGTTCACGGAAGAACAAGTACAGCATTTGCTGGCATGTTCTGACCCTAAGAATGGGTATGCGCACTTTGCTAGAAACTTCTTTCACATACAGCATCCTGTCAAAGGCAAGATGATGTTCCAACCGTTTGAATATCAAGATAGACTACTGCAAAGTTATCACAATTTTAGATTCAACATAAACATGTTACCACGTCAAAGTGGCAAGACCACTTGTGCGTCAGCATACTTGCTTTGGTTTGCCATGTTCCATCCGGATCAGACCATTCTGGTGGCTGCACACAAGTACACAGGCTCGCAGGAAATTATGCAACGTATCCGTTATGGATATGAATTGTGCCCAGATTTTTTAAGGGCAGGAGTTGTGAGTTATAACAAAGGGAGTATAGATTTTGACAACGGATCACGAATTGTATCAGCTACTACTACTGGTAATACCGGTCGTGGTATGTCCATATCCTTATTATATTGCGATGAGTTTGCTTTCGTACAGCCTAACATTGCTACGGAATTTTGGACCTCAATATCACCAACCCTGGCAACTGGCGGACGAGCAATCATTACTTCAACACCCAACAGTGACGAAGACGAATTTGCCATCATCTGGAAAGAAAGTCAAAACCTCTTAGACGAATATGGCAACGAACGCACGGACGGCCTGGGACTTAATGGGTTCCACGGGTTTCGTGCAGAATGGCACGAACATCCAGATCGAGATGATGCATGGAAAGCAGTTGAGATGGGCCGTATTGGAGAAGAACGTTTCCGTCGTGAGTATGGATGCGAATTTTTAGTTTATGACGAAACATTGATCAGTAGTCTCAAACTAGCAGAAATGTTAGGTAAAGAACCTGCGTTCAAAATGGGCCAAGTGCGCTGGTACAAGAAACCCACATCTGGCAATGTGTATTTGTGTGCGTTAGATCCCAGTTTAGGAACAGGCGGCG